GAACAACCAGTGGGAAACGCGGGACATCTACGGATTCGGCGTGGATGACTTCGTCGTCGCCACCCGCGCCAACGAGCGCCGTCTGTTCGTCTCCAACAAGGCCGGTCGTCTCATGCTGCTCGACGAGATCGAGGAGGGCGACCAGTCGCCCGACGTGCAGGCCGATGTCATCACGCCGGTCCCCGGTCGCATCGTCACCCGCCGCTATGGCATGGGCAACGGCATGATCGGTATGACAACGAAACGCTTCGTCCGATCGCTCGCCGATGTCGTCCTGCCCAACACCGCATCGGTCACGGTTAAGGCTATTACCGTCAACCCCGATGCCGAGATCACGCTGGTGCAGGGGCAGACCAACACGTCCGGTCTCGCGGAAGACTACACGCTCAAGCAGCCGATCCGGCAGAAGGCGCACTACTGCGAACTGGAATTTCTAACCACGGCCAACCGGCCGGAGATTCGCAACGTCTCAATCGAGGCAGCAGGACCGAGCAACCCGCCGACTGAGACGCGGAATGCAGCTTAACAACTAAGGAACAAAATCATGGCAACCGTAACCGCATCTTACAACTGGGTCAGTGGCGAAACCGTCACCCCCGCGAAACTCAACTCAACCGCCGCGCCGACTGTTGTTGTCGCGGACAATGAAGTCACGACCGCGAAGATTTTGGACGCGAACGTGACTAACGCCAAGCTCGCCAGCGGCATCGACGCCAGCAAGCTCACGACCGGCACTCTGCCGATTGACCGGATTGCTGACGGCGCCGTGGGCAACGCTAAACTGGCAGACGGGTCCGTAGTGCAGGTTGTGCAAGCTAACAGCGGAGCCAAGCTGTTTACGACGGCAGTTATCCCCGCCGACAATACATCGCCGCTGTCTACTGAAGGTGAGCAGGTGTTGTCACAGGCAATTACGCCCGCAACAACAGCGAATAAGGTGCTGGCAAGGGCTGTGGTTCCGTTTAACACAGCAAGTAATCCGAATGTTATTTTTGCGCTGTTTCGCGGAACGGCTTGTATTGCTACAACAATGGCAGCTCCAACCGGCGGGAACTATAGCCAAATTGCAGTGCTGGAAGTTTTAGATGCGCCTAATACGAATTCCTCCGTCACTTATTCAGTGCGGGCGGGCACAAATAACGGAAGCAATGTTGTGGTCAGCGGGTATGGAGACGACACGGCATACTTTAACAATACATATTTGCGCTCTCTAACCCTCACCGAAATCAAAGCCAGCTAATGACCCCATGGCAACGCGCAAAAGCATGGTGGGACAACCACAGCACGCAAGACTTCTGGGAGCTTGTCGGCGAGCATCTGTCTTCGGGCTTAGTCCACGCCACGCCGGAAGTCTTTCTGCTGGCCAGCGAGTTGCGGTGGAACGCGGAGGAGAAGTGCTTTGAAAGCGGCGAGCCAAATTGTTGGTTCGTCACTCTGGCTGCTGCTGTTGGCCGCGCAAACCCTGTGCGGGAGTTTATGCGCGTGGCGACACGGCCGCAGCAATACGCGGCATGGTGCCGACGTGGGAGCTTTGAGCCGCGAGTCTACGATTGGAACAAACTAATTAAGAAAACAGGAGGATAATACTATGGGAGGAAAAGGACCAAGCGCACCCGCGCCACAACCAGTGCCAGCGGCGCCCGCGCCAATCGATTACGATAAAATGGCCGCAGCGTCGATCCGCGTGGCCCAAGCACAATCTGCCGCCGAGGAGGCAGCGATCAAGCGGCTATACCCTGAGTATATCCGTATGCAGTTCGGCACGGCAGACCAGCTCGCTGGCAAGCTGGACAACGAATACCTCCAGCGCACACGCGGTGTCATCGGCGAGGAGCTGCAAGCGGCGTCCGCGCCGAACGCCATCGAGGCGCAGCTCCAGCGGGATGCGGAGTCTGAACTGGCCCTTGGCCGGTCGCTGACACCGGAGCAGCAGCGTGAGGCGTCGCAGTCGGCACGCGCGGCCTTCGCGGCTCGCGGCCTTGGCACCTCGATGGGCAGCAGCGCGGCGGAAATCCTGAACCGCGATGCCTATGGGCAACAGCGTTTGGATGCGCGCCGAGCGTTTGCTTCCGGCGTCAACCAGATGGATCTGGCGCGCAGGCAGCGGCGGATTGGTCTGGCCGGTGCTTATACCGAGCTTGATCCGTTCCGGCAATCGATTGGTCCGGCGTTTGGACTGGGCGCTTCGACGCTCAGTAATACGACAGGACAGGTCGGCAGCATCTTTGGCGGATCACTGCGTCAAGCGGGCCTCGTCGATAGTTTCAACACGAATATGTTGGCGTCCAACCGCAATGCCATCCTCAACAACAACGCCTCGCTGCAGGCTGCAGGCATGCAAGCCGGTGCGATGAACAATGCCGCTACCATGGGCATGATCGGCGGCATCGGCAGCGGATTGCTGCAAGGCGCCGGAATGTTCGCCCTCTCCGATAAGCGCGAGAAGAAAGACATCAAGCCGCTCGGCAAGGCTGGCAGCGTGCTTGGCCTCACCGCTTACGAGTTCAGCTACAAGGGCGATGACAAGAAGCACAAGGGTTTCATGGCTCAGGACGTTGCGAAGGTGCTGCCGGAGGCTGTCGCCGAAGTCGATTACAAGGGCAAGAAACGTCTGGCCATCAAGCCAGCGGTCATCGGCGCCGCCCTCGCTGAAGAATTGATGGCTGCGAAGGCGGCTTAATTAGAAAGACAAAACTATGTTTGCTTATAACCCCTCAGTGAATGACAATAGCGGCCAGATCCTTGCCGCAGGACAGGTCGGTGCCGCGCAGGCCAATGCCCAGATGATGGGACAAATGGGAGAAAATATCGGCGGCGCGCTGCAAGCCATCGGCGGCATGTATGGCGAGATTGAAAGCCAGAAAGCCAAAGGCCGCGCGTTCAAGGACGTGTTCAAGGTCGTCTCGCCGTCTCTCGGTATGTCTATGGAGCAGCTTGAGTCGGTCGCTGGCGGGAAACTTAAAAACGACCGCGATTGGTTCAAGGCGTCAGAGATGCTGATGCCGATGATGCCTGCGCTGATCAATTCGCAGCTTGGGCAGCAACGCATGGAGCAGGCTCCCGCGCTGCAGGATCAGCGCACAAACGACCAGCGCGACATAATGTATGAGCGCGAGCGTCTGCAACGTGAGCGCGAGGTGATGAACACGCCGCAGGCTCCTTCACCTGTTGCTGTTCCGACAGCAATGCGCCGATTCAACCAACCATCGACTCGCTAATTTATGTCTAAGCGTAACCGACTTCCAGATCCGGTGGAGCCTCCGCTTCCTCCGTATGACCCCAGCGACACCAGCGTGTCCAACTCGCTGGCCGAAATGGACGCTGGCTATGCGCCCCCGATGAGCGATGAATACATGGACACCGCACCGGAAGATGTCGTCAACGATGTGGCAGAGCAAGCGGAGGTGCGTCGCGCTGAACCCGCCGAGCGTCGCGTCACTTCGTCCACGATGGATCTTTCGTTCATCAACAAGCTCAACGATCCAAACCTGACCGAAGAGCAGGCCACAGCGGAATACAACAAGCTGCCGCCCGCGTTGCGCTACGTCTACGACCGCGTTGCTGACTTTTCGTACAACAATGAAGGCAGCGAGACTCCGGCGCAGCTAGACCCGCGTGATGCCAACCGGTGGCTCGATGAGTTCTACGAGCGCGAGACGAAGGCCAAGCCGGAAGACAAGGCCAACAAGCCGCTCGGCCCGCGCGAGCTGCAGGTCGCCATGGATGACGTGGCGCTGATGCGCAACACGATTGATGCCATCAAGAACCATGAGGGAAGATCCAAGGCGCTCGGATACCGCGGACCTTTCAACGTCGCTGCGCCTTCCTATTGGGGTGGTGTGGTCGATCAAGAGACCGGAAAGCAGCGCCCCGCCGCGGGAACTGCCGCCGCTGGATTCTCCAGCCTGATCGACAGCTCGCGCGCCAAGGTCTTCCTGCCGGTCATCCAGCGTATGCGTGGCTTCGGCTCGATGCAGGTGCGCGAGGCAGAGGCGGCGGTCAATTCGGCCAACCGTCTGTCGCTTGAATTGAGTGACTCCGACTTCGGCGCCGCTTTGGCAGAGGTTGAAGACTTCGCCGACCGCTTCGAGGCGAGATCGAAAGGTGTGCCGGTGGAAGAGATCAAGGCCGCAAGGACCGGAGGCCAGCCACAATCCGGCGGCGCCGCACCGGCTCGCAACACATTCGTTTACGACGGCTCTACCTACGAGCGCCTGCCGGACGGAACCGCCCGACTTATCGAATAGCACGACATGCCGCCAAAAATACTCACGGCGGAACAGGTCGCAGAGATTGATCGGCAGCAGCAGAAGCCGGTCAATTGGAGCGCCGTAATTCCGCAAAAGGAAGACGTTCTGACCGCCCGCGTTAACCGCGAGGCGGCGCGTCAGGATGCTCCCCCTATGCTGACGGCCGAGCAGGCTGACGCTGCAGAGGCGCAGAACAGCGTGGCGGCTGAGACGTCTTTTGGCCGCGCTATGGGCGCTCGCCCTGACCGCTCGGTCGGCCCTCAAGTCCCTGCCCCCAAGAGAGTGCTTTCCGCCGCGGAGGTAGACCAAGCGGACTACGAGCGGGTCGGCGACATCTCTTACATTCCCACCAAGGACGAGTGGAAGCGCTACAGCGAAGTGCGCCAGCGCCGCGATGACAAGGTCGGCAAGTTCATCGAGGCGGGCCAAGCAATAGCTGGTGGTCTTGTTCAAGCGGCGGCGGCGACCGCCTATGCACCCTTTGACTTTGTAACCCGCGGCACCAAAGCCTACGACGAGTGGGTCAATTCCTCCGCGGAAGGATTGCGTCAGGCGAGCATCAGCACCGCAGAGCTGTACTCATGGGCCGGTGATATGGTCAATGACGGCGTCCGAGAGACCGAGCGCGTCAACGTGATCGACAACCAACTGCGCCAGCGACTTGCCGCGGAGAACAAGTTCACCGGCAACGCTCGGGCGGATGCTCAGATTTTCGCTCAGGCCAGAGAGCGGGCCATGGCGTCCGGTGCCTACGAAAAGACGCGGGAGCAGGAAGCGAGCGACGAGGACACCCAATACCAGCGCTTCATCCGCGACCGCTCGTTCCAGCAGCAGGCGGCGAACGTCACCGAGACCAACATCGGCACGCTGCCGGATGGCCGCGCGGAGATGGGCATCGATGAGTCGAAGCTCAACGAGGGTCTAGTGCTTGGCAGCGCACTTGTTTTAGATCCCCTAAACATTGCCATTCCGGCGGGCCTTGGCGCCGTCAACAAGGTCAGGTTGCTACGTCGCGTTGGCAGTCTCGCGGGCACACCGCTCAAGGGTGCGTCGAAGGTTGCCGGTTACGCGGCAGGCAAAGCGGAAGGATGGTACGGCAAAATCGTTGACGGAGTTGAATCCGCAACCGGCCTGACCGGCTCGCAGCAGATGTCCGCCCTGAGCAGTGTTTCATTCAAAGCGGCGGCGGCGATGGCTGCGCTGAAAAAGTCAGGCGCCGTTCTTCGGGCAACCGAGCGCGGACTAAAGACCGGCAGCATCCTCGCCCGCGAGATCGGCATCGGCGGTGTCGGTGCATCGCGCGTTGAGGCGGCGAGCAAGCTGCGCAGCGCTCCCATTCCTGAGCGCTACCGCCGTGCCTACGATGGCTTTTTCACCTCCGCGGACAGCACGCTGCGCCGCGTCAGCGAGACGCAGGGACTTTCGCCCATCGCCCGCCGGTCGGCCGCAACGCTCGACAAGCTGGGCGCCACGCAGGCATTCCGACTGGCCGACGACGCAGTGAGCGGAGCTGTAGCGACGGCGCCCATCGCTGTGCCGCTGGCAGCCATTGCACCCGAAGAGCGCCAGCCGGAGATCCTTGGCGCGATCATGACTGTCGGCGCCGGTGCCGGTGTGATCGGCGGCAAGATGCGCCGCATGTCGGAGTTCGATGACGCATTGGTAGCCAAGATGCTGGCTGACGCGGAGATCTCCGGCGGCGACGCCACATCGATGGCCAACATGATGCCGCACGA